GCGTGATATCCTCATCATCCCGAAGGACTCTAGCAGCACATACTAGGTGGTATACCCCGTAAATATCAAATTGGTCTTCCTGAACCTCAAAAACCTCATATTTAAGATTCTGAAATTCAGGTTGAAGAATATCCCCAGGTATTACGGGGCGACCTATAACCTTTTCAATATAACTCTTATTAAACGTAAACAGTTGTTCACTGGTAATTTCAATTCCAAACTCGGTAAGGTTTTCTTCTAGAGCTTGTGCTTCGTAATGCCCAAAAGTAACAACGGGAGTATTAGATATTGCCTTCTGAGAGTCTTCGCCATACACATTGTCAGCAAGACCTTCTCTGCGATAAAATTTATATAAAAGAATTTTCGACCCACTTAACCTAATCAACTCGTCATCAATCAGATTAAACATCTCAATGTCGGGATTCTCTAAATCATAAAGATTTAAAAGATTGTTAGTCTCTAAGCTTGTGTCTCCTACAATCTTAGAAGACGTACGAAATTCTTTACGGTCAGCCATTAGAACGTACTGAAACCAGCGGGCTCTTCAATTTCGAGCATAAGGTCTTCGACGAGCTTTGCCTGCTCTTCATTACCTTGTTGCACCAAAGACTCACCGTTCAACTGCGCTCCGCCAGCAGGAGAGGGTAATGTTTGGTATTTCCCGCGAATTTGCCCTAGGATAACTTTACAGATAGCCAACGAATACTTCTGAACCCAGCTTATAAAGTAAGGGTGTAAAGTATCCGTATCCAGAGCCTTAAACTCCACAAGGACTTCTTGCGCCCCTCGTGGTACAGGCGCGATGTTAAGATATCTCCCGTTTACTACGTTAAAAGTACCATCATTACCTAGGATTTTACGCATCATTTCCAAATGGGAAATAGTAATATAATAATCCCCGACCGAAAAATCCCTAAACAGGAAATTATCTTGGAAGTACTTAATAAAGAAATCAAACTCCAAGGTGCCGTTAGCCTGCTGCATGCTTAGAAGCTGCTTACTATAGACGGCATTTTTAAGATTGTTAACCACCACTTGAGGAAGTTCATACAAAGATACTCCCGCAGAGGTAGCAAATGTACAAAACTGTGAACACCAGTCAGGTGCATGGTAATCAAGCTTGGACACTGCTTCATCAATCGCAGTTTGGATTTGAAACTCCGTTAACTCCACACGTACTACAGGATACCCTAACCTAGCCATTACAAAGTCCTGAATGACCTTATACCATTCGGTCATATAGGTTTGGTCTTTGAAACGGCGACGATTAAGCTTAGAGTAATCAATATCTCCTGGGTAATACCAGGAGTTTAACTCGGCTTGGCTTCCACTTACATGTCCGAAAGTATTACCGTAGCGAGTTTGGGGCTTAATAGCTACGTAAGACACGGGTTACTCCTTATCAGTCTTTGCTTCTTTCTTAGGGGCGACTTCTTCCTTTTTAACAGTCTCCTTCTTCGCCGCAGCCTTCTTGGGAGCAGCCTTCTTAGGAGCAGCCTTTACCTCTTCAATAACACGCTTTGTTACAAAGTAAGGGTGACTAACTTCTTCATCCAACAGGATAGTGGACTCAGGACCTAAGTTGATATTGCCAGTGGAAGTAGCTAACCGCACTACACGGCCTCTAGGGTTTACATATTCATATTTTGTCATGGGGGGTTACCTCTACTGTATATAGACAAACAAAGAGAGCCGTACCTTAAAAAGTACGACTCTCTTTTTTTATTAGCTACTTTAGCTACTAACTATCAGCCAGTAGTCGGAGTAATCCGAGTGCCAGGACGGAACATGAAGTTCGTACCCGCACCGATAAGTCGGATAATGCGGAAGAAGCGAGACTCAGGAGTAATCGCAGCCTTACCGTAACGAGTAATCAAACCCTTACGAGGTTGGAACGTCTCAGGGTCAACGATGGTAGGAAGCATTTGGAGCGGAATGTACGGTGAGTACACAAAGCCCGAATCCATAGGTGAAGAGCCCTTATAGCCCATCATCATTTCATCATCAGGATACAGCGGGTCAACATAAACGTCGAACATGCCTTGCAGCTTGCCCGCGTAGTTGATGTTAGCACCAAGCTGACCTTCCCAGTTACCGCCCTTCACACCACCTTCAAGCTTGGAGGCAGAGTTAAGAATAGCAGCGACGAGCGGAGAAGTAACAATCCAGTTACCAGCACCACGGTAGGTCGTCTTGTAAATGTCCTGCGAAGCAAAGTTAAGCACTGCAAGAAGGTTTGCATATGCCTGACCAACATGACGCGGGGACATGTTAAGAGCAGTCGAAGCAAAGTCCACAAAGTAAACGTTTGCGTTCGTTTGATACTGACCACCACCAGGAGCGGATGAAAGACCAACTGTATCATACAGGAAGTCACCAGGGTTGAATACCGTTTGATTGGTACCAGCACCTTGGATATCATTACTGTTAGGAAGGTCCAACATAGTACGTTGGAAAGAACCACCTGACATGTCGTACGCAATGGCACGCATATCTTCGATAAGCTCACGGTCAATCTCAAGAGCAACTTCCTTACCAAGAAGGTCAGTCAGTTCACGCTCAAGGTCAAGGTTGTGATAGGCACGAAGGTCTTGAGCCGCTTCCAAGGTCCACAGAGCGCGGAACTTACGAGTACGGGCCGTAACAGCCTGTTGCTCGATGTGGAAGTTAATCTCAGGAATAGTACCGTTCGGAGTCGAATCAAAGACACCCAAAGCGGACATACTAAGGTCCCCAGTCGGGATATTGGTCTGACCAAGAACTTCACCACTTGAAACGTCATAACCAGCCGTGCGACCTGAAACAGGGAACGCAGCGATTTGTCCACCGACAGTAGCCGAAGGAACAGTCATGCCGTCTGCCTTAACAGCAGAAGTAGTAAGAGCCGAGTAGTCACCAAACGTACCGAGAGCGTCAAGACCACCACTTAAGGCAGTACCAGGGTTCGGCCACTGAGTAGTAGCGTCACCGATGTCGGTTTGACCGTAAGTAAGGTTGTACTTGCTGTAGATAGTTTGACGGCGACCTTCAGCAGCGCGGTCGTAACCCAGATAGAAAATCTGAGAGACAGGACCTTGCATAGGCTGGACACCAGCAATCTTGTTAGCAATCAATTCGGGGAAAACCCGACGTACTAGCGGAAACGCAAACTTCTGGAAAGTTCCGATTGTACCAACAGTGGTCGCAGCTTGACCAGCAGTAGCTTCAGAAAGGATTCCATCCTTTTGTGATTCATTTAAAATGTGTCGCGCTTGGTTTTCCAGCAGGACGGCGGTTGTCTCACGAGTAGCCGCATCGTCAATGCCTTCAAGAATAGGGCTCCACTTTTCGCATAGAGTATTAGAAATATCTTTATTTAACATAATTTTTTTAACTCCTTTGAGCGTTGGACAAACGAATAACGTCCTCGTTCAGGAAGAAATTCTCCAGGGCTTGAGCTGGAAGACTTTGGTTACCATGACTTTCGTTAGTAATCATGACAGCCGACTCGGAAGACTTGAAAGGAATCTCAGCCTTTTCCTTTTCATCTACAAGAGCTTCACTTAGTTGGCTTAGTTCACTCTCTTGGTAGTCCAACTTAGACTCCAAAAGATTGACAGTTTTGAGGGATTCTTCTAGCTGAGTGTGCGTAGCAGTTAACTCATCTTGAAGACCCGAATTTTCTTTTTCATACGCTCTAACAGCGCTGTTCACATCATCGCTATCAATTTCAGCGGCGACAATAGTCTTAACGGCTTCGAAAACTTTATAAGCGCGGACCATATCGTTATCAGACTCTAGTTCGCGTTGAGCAGTTTCCTTAAGCTCGTCAATTTTAGTTCGTAGGAACGCCTTAACCTTAGCCTCAATAAGCTTAACTTCTTCGTTTACGCGTTCATCTACAACCTCATCTAGTAAGGACGCTACTTCCTCGATACCAGTCTCAGTGAGACCCTCGGGAAGCGCTTGTATAATTTTATCAATGTGTTTAGTCATTTTAATTTCTCTGGCTAAGGTTATTTACTATTTAAAAAGCTTAAGCTCGTTTTATTTTTAAATCTTGCCCAACTTTCGTTTTAGTGCAGTAATATAAATACGGTCGTTATGGAGATGCTCAAGCTCTTCTACGATAGGTTCGCGGGCTTCAGACACAAGCTCTTTCTTTCCTTCGGAGAGGGAAGGGAAAGCATCTTGGCTTGAAGGCTCGGAAACCATATCAAAAGTAATCATGTTGTAGTTCTCACCGACAACATAATTAGAACCAGCTTCATCTAAATCTACAGAGCCTGTTCCTCTAGAAGAAATACCAAGCTTTACGCCAGCCTTAAGAAGTTCAGTAAGAACCTTTCCAGCAGGAGTGTTGAGTACCTCACCTTCACCCATAACATGATTTCCATGCATGTTTAGTTTAGTGATTACATGAGATACATTTCCAAGATGTACAATTTCATCAGACGGATGGTCAAGCTCACCAAGAAGGCGTCGGTCGCCAATCTGTGCTTGTAATTTTTTTACTTCTCTCTCTAGTAACGTCTTTCCGTATACGCGCTTGTTTCCATTAGGACGTTCAGCTTCGGAGAAAATTCCACGGAACTTGGTAGGACCGTTTCCACGACCCTCTGAAAGCAAGGAAATCTCCCCAAAAGAAAAGATATCCTTTAGGAGCATTGTTGCGCCTCCGAAATCATGGAATCCAAGAAGTTTTCAAAAGACTCCTTTGCAAGCTTAGACTTCTTCTTACCCTTCTTTTTAGCGACAGGCTTTAACTTATCCCCATTAGGACCTTGGCTTTGCTTTACAGAACGCATCTGTTTACCGATAGGGGCAATCTTAACGTTGTCTTTGCCCATGGGCTTAGCATCAGTATCATAGTCTCTATTGGAAGAGCCAGCCATATTAGCACCAATACTTCCAACAGCAGTCATTTCGCCTATAATTTCTGCTGCTCTAGCAAGAATCTCAAGATGCTCTTTCTTCATACCCTTCTCTTCCTTAGATTCAACTTCGTTATCACGCTTCTTAGCCATCTTCTTGAAAGTTTTGGCTAGAGCTTTAGCTTTACCCGTGCATCCAGGCTTAGTAATGGGAGTGCACTTACCTTCGGTGCCACGACGTTCGATGTCTTTTTCAGCACCCTGAATCCAGTTGCTATCTTTACCCTCGTAGTTCCGAGCTACGACGGACGAGCCATGCTTAGAGGCTTCACTATCCAACGTTCCAGGCTTACGCTTATAAGTCTTGCGCTTTTGTGCTTTCTCAGCATCAGACATAGGACGCATGTTCATCATTTTCTTGTTCGCAATGCGTTCACGGTGTGAGCTTGCATCAATCAAAGTCATAGTTCTGTCTGTTTTCATATAACGTACTCCTGCCAGTTCGACAGCTCCGCGTGCTTTACGGCTTCTGTTAATCGCTGATTTGTGAGCACTTTTAGCGAATTTTGTTCCGCCAGGAGTGTTCATAAGATTGGTACTGGTACCGCTCTTGGTTTGCCCTACTTCCTTACGCCAATGCGCGGAATTGCTAGGAGATGCATTACCTTGAGGGCGGTCGGATACGTGTCCAGGCTGACCTTTACTTTGACCGCGCCCTGCCTTATGACGGGCTTGGCGGTTAGTTTCTCCAGGCTCTAAACGTGACCCTCGGACAGAACGCGCCATGCTTGAGGTGTTACGGCTTTGGCGACGCTTCGCGTCATACTCAGCCTTCTTACGTACACCCTCAGGGCTTCGGTCAGCCTTCTGTGTTAGGTCCAGTTCGTCGAGCGCACCCAAAGACTCAGTGAGTAACTGGTTACGTGCACTATCCGAAATCTCGGGAAGCTCTTGCTCCTCAATATTAGGGGCTTTGGATTCTTGAATGGCGGCGACGGGATTAGTTAAAGCGCCATTTAAAATATCATCGGCCATTGCAGCGATACTTTTAGCCATAACTTACTCCTCGTCTTCGTCAGATTCTTCAGCGTCCTCATCGGACTC